GGTTGGTGTGCATGTAGTGTAACTTACTTTTCAACACCATGCACATAAATTTTACAAATAAATGTAAAAAGATTTTATGCGGCAATGGCAATGGCTAGTAATTTGGTTTACAATGGCGCTGTCAACAACTTAAAAGGACTTACACATGGCAATGACCAAGAATGAAGCGATAGAGTTATTAGGGGGTACGCCAAAGTTGGCGGCTAAGGCACTTGGCTACACCGTTATTCAGACGATTTACACCTGGCCGGATGAATTGCCAACCAGCTTGGAAGATCGTGTTCGTGGGGCGCTTATCCGCTTGAAAATCAAGCCCAAAAAGCCTACACCCCCCGCCCAGTAAGCGTAACCAGCTATAAAAACAAGAGCACGACAATGGATAAATGGAGCGACGGCACGCCGAAAAGCACAAACAACGCATTCACCATATCAACTTATCGAACACCAAAAAAATATCCAAAGAAACCCGGACGCATCAAGCTAACAAAAGTCCAAGCGGCTGCCGTTACCTTTATGACCAAGGAAGAATCAAAAGCATTTCGCGAACACTTAACCCTTCAAAAACAGAAAGCAAACCAATGAAAATCACACCCGCACAAAAGAACCTGCTAACAATCATCGCCCAAGCTCCTCGACGCGCTGATTACTTTACCAACGGCAAGAATGTGGAAAGCACGACAACGCGCAATAACAGCACTAAGGCTCGACTGGCCGCAATGTTAGAAGCTGGCTTGCTGTACGAAGCCGAATCTGCTTTCCACATCACCAAGCTAGGCCGTAGCAAGCTGGACCAAGGCAACGTGGCAACGACAAAAGAATCCAAACGCTCTTATGAGCCATACAAGGTCGGCATGGGAGATTCGTTTCACCAGCCACAGCGCCCAGGCAGTAACCACAGCGCATTGAAGTCGAAAGGTTTCCTGTGCTGAAGCCTAAACAAAAAAGCGCCTTCAACTGGCAAGGGCCATCTACCCTAATCGACAAGATGGGCCGCATTAAAAGCAAGCGCCAAATGCTGAATGATGCTGTGCGGGTAAACCCAGAGCAGCATTCATGCACTTCTAACCAAACTAAATCTAAGGTAGCACCACGATGAACGCTTTCACAATTCCAGAAAAATCATGCTTTGCAATAGAAACCAAGAGCTACCCACAATTAGACTACTATCACCGAGCTATGGCCAATGGTACGCATCCCCGATTACTTCGCAAGCAAGGTGTAAAGGTATTAAGTCAATCCGATGCAGTCGCTTTGTCTAACAAAGTGCGAGCATCAAAAGCAAAAACCGCTGCACGCGCAAACGTGTAACGGCTTTCTATCACAACTAAAGAAGGGTTAGTAATGAGTGAGAATATTTTAATGGACTATGAATCGTTTGTAAAAAGCAAGCGACGGTCAGAGATTGCAACTGGACATAAACCCGGCGATCTGAATGAGCATCTGTTCGATTTTCAACATGCCATCGTATCGTGGGCAGTTCGCCGTGGACGTGCTGCTATCTTTGCAGATACTGGGCTGGGTAAGACTTTGATGCAGCTTGCATGGGCTGATGAAGTGCAATCTCATACTGGTGGAATTATTGTTGTTTTAGCTCCATTGGCAGTGTCTGAGCAGACCATTGAGCAGGGAAAAACATTCGGCATTGAAGTCAAGCGAATACCGCATGGAGAAGCTCCTACCGAGCCTGGCGTTTGGATTACAAACTATGAGCGCATTGATGCTATCGACTTCACTGAGCTGCATGGCATTGTGCTGGACGAATCATCTATCCTGAAAAGCCATAACGGAAAGACCCGCACAGCAATTATTGAATCGTGCCAGTCCGTACCTTATCGCTTAAGTTGCACTGCTACACCATCGCCTAATGACTTTGAGGAACTAGGCAACCAGTGCGAGTTTTTAGGCGTAATGACCCGCACAGAGATGCTGGCTACTTACTTTGTCAACGATACCGGAGACACTGGCACATGGAGATTAAAAGGTTGGGGCGCATCCATGTTTTGGAGTTGGATGGGAACATGGAGCGTAGTGCTGCGCAACCCGTCTGACATTGGATTTGATGGATCAAAATATATCCTTCCTGCTCCTGTTTATCACGAGCATGTAGTTGAGACTGAGCAGTTAGGCGATGAACTATTCGCCCGACCAGCACAAACCATGCTAGAGCGACGCAAGGCACAGCGGGACAGCATCGAGGCTCGTTGTCGTGCGTTGGCTGATGTAGTTAATGCAGACAAGTCCGAGCCTTGGCTTATCTGGACTCACTTGAATGATGAGGCTGAGTTATTGGCTGAGTTGATACCAGGTGCAGTCAATGTTCAGGGATCTGATAGTCCTGAATCAAAGACAAAAAACATGATGGCTTTCACGCATGGCGAGCTACGTGTTCTGATATCCAAGCCAAAGATATGCGGCTACGGTATGAATTGGCAGCACTGCGCTCGCATGGCGTTTGTTGGGCTGGATGATTCATTTGAGAAATTCTATCAAGCCGTACGCCGCTGCTATCGCTTTGGACAGACACGCAGCGTCGTTGTTCACTTATTCACAGCTGAGAACGAAGGCCAGATTCTTGACAACATTAAACGCAAAGAAGTGCAGCACCACGAGATGAGCGCAAACATGATCGAACACATGAAAGACATTATGAATAACGAGCTGGCTGGACAGGAAAACGTAGTAGACGAATACCGCGAGGACGTTTACAAGTCTGATAACTTCACCGTGTACTTGGGTGACTGCGTAAAGCACTCACGCAACATGCCAAGCGATAGCATTGATTACAGCGTTTTTTCTCCACCGTTTGCTGACTTGTTTGTGTACTCCAACAGCGACCACGACATGGGCAACTGCAAAAACGATGATGAGTTTGTCGCGCAGCTTCGATTCCTGATTACCGAACTATTCCGAGTTTTGAAGCCTGGACGCAATGTGTCATTCCAAGGTTTTATCGGCCTGCGCGACTTCCGTGGTGACCTTATCAGAGCTTTTCAAGACGCTGGATTCATCTACCACTCCGAGGTGGCTATCTGGAAAGACCCAGTAGTGGCAATGCAGCGCACGAAGGCATTGGGCCTGTTGCATAAGACCATCCGGGAAAACAGCACTATGAGCCGCATGGGGCTTCCTGACTACGTTGTGACCATGCGTAAGCCCGGTGAGATTGCAGAGCGCGTAACCCACGGCGATGACCTACCTGTAATGATGTGGCAGAAATACGCATCACCAATCTGGACTGACATTAACCAAGGCCGCACCCTAAACAAGCTCCCTGCACGCGATGAAAACGACGAGAAGCATATGTGCCCGCTTCAATTGGATGTGATTGAGCGCTGCATTCACCTGTGGACTAACAAAGGTGATGTAGTTTTCTCTCCATTTACAGGAATCGGCTCTGAGGGTTATTGCGCTGTGAAGATGGGCCGAAAGTTCATTGGAACTGAATTGAAGCCTCAATATTGGGAACTGGCCTGCCAGAATATTGAAGATGCTTGCAATGAGCAAGTTGGGCTTTTCTCGCAGTGAACTGCATCATGTGCGACAAGCCACTTGGAAAGGTGGCGCACTGGGTAGCAGGAAGGCCAATAGGCCCGGCCTGCTACGCTAAACGATTTGGCAAGACTCTGCGCATAGATAGCAAAGTCGTTGCCAACAATCAAGATGATTTATTCACTAATGGAGACACTATGTCCAAGACACTAAAAGTAAAGCGCGTTCACGACAACGCAATTATTCCTAAGTACCAAACCGCAGGAGCTGCTTGCTTTGATTTGCACGCTGCAACGGTAGGAGGCATGACTCAAATAGGCTCAAACGTAGAGCAGGGCTTTCCAGTGACCTGCGGGACTGGGTTAGCGTTTGAAATCCCTGAAGGCTATGTAATGCTGGTTTACAGCCGCTCAGGGCATGGCTTCAAGCATCAGGTCAGATTGTCCAATTGTGTAGGGGTTGTGGATTTCGACTACGTTGGCGAAGTAATGGTGCAATTGGTAAGTGACGAGCGCGATGAAGACTTAGGCCATGTGCCGTTCTTTGTGCGTCCAGGCGACCGCATAGCACAGGCCATGCTGATACCAGTAGACCAATGGGCTATTGAGGAAACGAGCGATCTAAAAGAAACCGAGCGCGGTGATAAAGGCTTCGGTAGTACAGGAACGCAGTCTGATTTGTTGTAAAAAATAGCACTACCCCTGAGAGATTGGGGGTAGAATATGCGCTGAGAGTTTCGACATTCCCTGAATCAGAGGGTTAAAAAGTCAAAGCTCTCAAGGCCTACCGCCTGTAGTTCCGTGCTGATTCCACGGGGTTGCAGGCGGTTTTTTTTGGAGTAACGAAAATGCAGATAGTGGAAATTTCAAACGTAAAAACAATGACCAGCTTGGAAATATCCGAGGTGGTGAAATCTCGTCACGACAAGGTAAAGCAAAGTATCGAACGTCTTTCGGCGACGGTTGACGGAAATAACAATCCAAAAATTCCAGTGATGTCACTACCCCCAATGGGGGAAGTCAAGGTGCAACGTGAGCGACGCGAAGAAGTTGTTAGCGTGTACCTTTTACCAAAGCGAGAAAGTTACATTGTTGTAGCGCAGCTATCACCAGAGTTTACGGCTGACCTGGTAGACCGATGGCAAGAGCTAGAAGCCAAGCAAGCACCAGCCATTGCGCCAATACCAAAGACACGCCTACAGCTTGCAAAAGAAAACGTCATGCTTATCGAAGAGATCGAAGCTAAAGACGCGCTATTGCTTGAGCAAGCCCCTAAAGTTGCCATTTATGAAATATTGGCAGACAGAAAACAAGACGTAAGCACTACGCTCATTGCAAAACAACTAGGAACTACGGCCATCAAACTAAATCATTTTTTGCGTGAAAGCGGCGTGAAGTGGCTTAATGCTGATTTGCCTAAAGCTGGCTATTCTGAGTGGTTTAACGTTGTTTCTGACGTAAAAAACGGGCACGAATTCCATCAATGTCTGATTACACCGCTGGGTCAAATAGAAATAACGAAGCTGTGGACAGCAAAATGACCAAGGATGCTCGCATATCAACTGGGCTACCTGGTCACCCAAAAACTAAAAAGCTACTCAGGAGATTGGGGCACGCTGGGCCATTGGCGTGCATCTACCTGTTTATATGGTCAGCGGCTAATCGAAGCGACGGCGACCTTTCTGGACTATCCAACGAGGATATAGAACTTTCAGTCGATTGGACTGGCGAACATGGCGCGTTTGTCTCTGCAATGGTCGACGTTGGTTTTTTGGATGGTGCGGAAAACCAGCTTTCTATTCACGATTGGGCAGATCATAACCCGTGGGCGGCTGGTGCAAAAGATAGGTCCGAAGCATCAAGATTTGCCGCTTTATGCAAGAGATATGGGCGCAATGAAGCTGCGGTCCGCATGCCAGATTATGCGGACCGCATGCGAGGCGCATCCGAACCGCACACGGACCGCATGCGAGGCGGATGCGAGGCGGATGCCCCGTCTCCGTCTCCGTCTCCGTCTCCGTCTCCGTCTCCGTCTCCGTTACCGTTACCGTTACCGTTACCGTTACCAAAGATAGAGAAGACAAAGACAGCGCGCGGTTCCCGCTTGCCTAAAGACTTTGAACCTGATTTTCAATTTGCTATTGATCAAGGCATAGCCAACACATTGGAAGAGGCAAGCAAGTTTCGGGATTACTGGAATTCACAGCCTGGACAAAAAGGAGTCAAGCTAGATTGGCAGGCAACATGGCGCAACTGGTGCAGAAATGCAAAGCCATCATCAAAGGTTCAACAACCAAGCGAAACGCCATATCAGAGATCAATGCGCGAGAGATATCAAGTTGCAGCGCCATCTATTGCAGCAAGCAATCCAGGCGCAAGCAGGATAGACCCGAATACGTTTTTTGATTCATTGCCAGCAAAACTAGGGATAGCTAATGGCTGACATTCACCAATTGATCGACATTGTTTTTACAAAACTATCACTTGTTTACGGGCGCGACTTCTTGGGAAGGTGGGAAGGTATCGATTTAAGCGACGTAAAGGGCGATTGGGCGCACGAACTAGGTGGATATGGCGGTAACCCAGCCGCAATAAAATACGCGCTGCAAAACCTGCCAAACAAAGCCCCAACAGTTTTGGAGTTTCGCGCAATTTGCCAGCGCGCACCAGAACCCGCAATGGCTGGCTATTTGGACGCACCAAAGGCAAACCCTGAAGTTGTGCGCAGAGCCTTAGAAGCGGCACGAGCAGCACTTACGAAAGCAGCAAAATGACAAGACAATACGCAGCATTGAAACTGTTGGAGCATGGGCCGCTAATGTTGGCTGAGTTTGTAGCAATCACGGGCTGGCCGTACCAGTCGACTTACAAGGTGTTAGCTGAGCTAGTGGATATTGGCGCAATCAAGCGGCAAAGGTGGGGGCGTTACAGCCTGTGACCGAAGCCGACGCAGCCCTGAAAGCCCGAATAGTCGCCCATTGTGCGTACATGGCCCAGCACGACAGAGCATATGCTGTGTGGGCTTTCAAGCGATACTGCGAGGCGCTGCATTGGATAAACTGGAAGATTGAAAAATAATTGCAAAATGTTGGTAAAATAGATTACAATCAAGCCATGCAATCGCTCACAATCCAACTAAATAACCGCCAGCAAGCGAGGGCAGAATTGCAATCGCAGCTCTACCCGTTCCTAGCTGCCGTACTGCAAGCTGATCAGCGGTACACCTTGGAAGTGCGCCCAGAGACTAGGAGCAGTGAACAAAATTCTCTGATGTGGCCTATTTTGCAAGAGTTCTCAAGGCAGATTGAATGGCCTATCAATGGT